GCCTTGGCCTTATCCATCTGCAGCAATTGAGTAGCAGCTTGAGCCACCAGTTTGGAGATTTGAACTTCCATCTCTTTGGGAATTTCTGCGTCGGGTTCTGGCAACGTAGCGCCAAGCTGTTCTTGAATCTTAGTGCGGTACTGAAACGCAACGTGTTCTGCAACGTGGGCCATGATCGCTGCTTGCATTTGCTGCGCCATCGGGTTTTGACCAAGCTGACCCATGACCACGGGGTCCTGCATCATGCTGACGTGAACAGCAATGTGGGCATCATGGTCTTGGTACATAAACGCTTTGGTCGGTTTGCCCGTCAAGAAACTCATGTTCTCGCTGACCGGATCGCGGGGTTTCTGGTCTTCCGGCAACGGGACAAGTTTGTCCGCGTTCTTAATACCCAGCACCTCGATCATCTGACGGTGTAACTGGGGCAAGTCATAAATCTGCGGAGCGCCTTGTGCCAATTGGATAACAGCTTGATACTGCATGATCCGTTGGGCCATTGTTGCGCTGTTGGGGTCGCTAACCGGAATAACTGCCACCATGGCGTAATCGGCTTTTTTCGCTCTACGATCGCCTGACGCTGGGTCAAAGGTATATTCCTCTGGGGTGTGATCCCGAATAATGTCGCGCAGCAATTGAAATTCCTGCTTCATGCTGTAGTGGACCCGGGCCTGCACCGCACTCATGGTTTTAAGCTGGCGCTCAAGCAGCGCAAGCGTTGTGCCCACTGGCGAGTTCGCGCTCATGTCACTGATGTTCATATCAGCAATTGAGCCAAGGCGGCGACCTTCGTCCGTAATCTGATTGAGCAAGGCCAGCAAAACCTGTGATGGCTCTTTGTACGGCAGCGGCATAATGTTGTCGCGGATACTGCCGCTTGGCACGTCCACATCGCGGAACTCACCCGGGGCGATCGGAGTATCGTCTCCTTTGGTACGCAGGCCGCGAGTTTTAAGCCCGCCGGGCAAGTTAGACAGCGTACCAGCGTCAATTAGTTGCCTAATAAGGGACGTACCCGCACGGGCGTACCCGCCAATCAAGTTAATCAACCCCATGCCGTACGGGCCAAACCCGGGAATATACGTGTACTGTACGAAGTGCTGGCGTTTTGCTTTCTGCACATCGCCTTCTTCCCAGTTGCGGTAGACGGCTAACACTTTGGTTGTGGCGCGGTCAATTGTCACCACGTAGGGGCGGGCAATCTCGTCTTCGTCTTCGTACCCGGGCATATCATGGTCAATATGCACTTCCAAGACCTGATAGCGGTCATCATCCGTAAGGGAATACCCTTGGTCTTCGGCTTTCTTTTTCTCTACGTCCGTGTGGATTTGAGTGGGTTCGCCAAGATCAATGTCGCGGTAAAAACCCGACACCTGCAGCTTGCGAATCTCGTTCTTGGTCTTGCGCATAATGTGCGCAACACGCTCCGCAGTATTAGAACTTGAGGAGCCGTAGGGGATAATGATGTCTTCAGACGGAATAAATACAGATGTCTGGCGGTCCATCGCTGGGTCAAAATACACTTTTTTGAACGCACTCCCAGCCAACCCCAAGCTGTACAGCATTCGCTCGTGTTCCGGGCGGTACTCAGACATCACCTCGGTGAGTTGGTAGTTCATGTCATCTTTGACACGCTCCGCTGCCTCTTCTTTAAGGCGGTCAATAGCCCCGACGATCTCCGTCTTGACCGGACCTGCAGCCGGGAAAGTTTCAATAATCGTCTCGCTTTGGAAGCGAATGGCAGCTTCGGTAAGAACAGTAGAGAAAACGCCGCACGCACCATTCCACGGTTCGGTACGCTCTTCATATTTCATCCCCAAAACGTCTAAGCCCTTGACGTAAGCTTCTACCCAATCTTTACGGCTATTAATATCAGCATCAATAAGCTCAACAATGTCGCTCCCTACTTTCTGCAAGTCGGACTCGGACATAAACTCCGCAAGGTTGGAATCAAATTCCTCTGCATCCTCTTCGTCTACGTCTGGCAACAAGTCGCCGCCCATGCTCTCTTCGGCAAGCAGTATCTCAATGCCAAGACCGTCGTCATCGGCACCGTCTAGCACGCTGTCTAACCCCAGCGGGGCTTGTGACAGGGAGGGAAATATATTGGTAGCCATTATTTAGTCCTTAGTAATACGAGACACCGCGACGAGGCGCGTAAAACGGATTATCCTCTTTGTCGGTGGATAAACGCAACATGCCGCCTTTACGAATTCGTTGCAAGGCAAGGGTCATGGTGTCCACCTCGTCGTCGTGCTCACCCGCAGGGAACGCCAAGATTTCCTCAACTGTAGCTGACGCCCATGACGTTTCTGGAAACCATACATGGCCACTGGCAAACATATCTGCAACAGCATTAAGCCGTGCTATTTTGTCTTGCCCCTTACCCGGGCTAAAGTCTTGCACAAAAATTCCCGAACGGCGCATTTCGTCAATCAACGGCTGGCCACTGGCCTTGGCTTCTACGATAACGCTGTCAGGTTCCCACTCGGCGTACTGTTCGTGTGCCATGGCTTTAAGTTCTGGAAACTCGTACTTGCCCTTAACTTTATTCAGCAAGATGACGTTAGAACTGTTGTCTTGTTCATCTATAAACACCCCCCACGTATGGCAGACCGAATAGTCAGACCGATTCTTGGTGGTGAGCGCCGTATCAAACGCCTGCACAATAAAGTCAATTTTGGGTGGGCGGTCTTCTTTCCACCACCGAATCCAGTCTCTCTTAATAATCGCCGCTTCGGCTGCCGTGGGGTTCTGCTGGTACTGCGCGTACCACTGCCACATGATGTGGTGCATGGATGCCCGGGTTTGCTGCAGACTTTCAACTGACCACTGCTCTGGCCAAATTGACTTCTCGTTATCGGTGCCTTCGTTCAGAATGGCAGGGAATTCAAACGTCTCATACTTATCCCCGCCCTCGTTCTGAACGCTGTCCTTAACCAACCGGCCAATCAAGTCCCGCTGGTGCCAGCGCGTGTGCAGCACGCAGATTTTTCCCTCGGGCATCAGCCGAGTTCGCAGACCGGCACTGAACCATTCATACGCTGTGTCCAGCGAGTTGGTATTACCCGCCTTAATGTCCTGCTCGGACAGCGGGTCGTCTGCAATAATCAAGTGAGCACCACGGCCCGCAAGTGCGCCCCCCACACCGATCGCAAAATACTCGCCACCCTTGGTAGTGTTCCATTGGCCAGCCGCTTTGGCGTCGGACGCAATACTTGTACCGGGGAAAATGGCTTTGTATTCGGCAGATGCAATTAAGTTTCGCACCTTTCTGGCCATTACGACCGCCAAATCAGACGTGTGGGAGGCGACAATTACTTTGTGTTCAGGGTGTAATCCAAGATACCAAGCCGGATAGTATATTGAAATCATTTGGGATTTGCCCATACGCGGAGCCATAGAGACCGCAATCCGGTTCTTGGTGTTCTCTTCTACGTCCATCAGCAGGTTCCCAAGCCTGCGCAAGTGGACTCCAAACTTGTAATTCTTGTCAATAGAGGCAATAAACGCCAGAAAATCATTCCGCGCAGCGTCAATTCGCTTGCGCTCTTCAATAAGATCAAACATTGCCAGCAATTCCGCAGCTTCTTCGGGCGGCATTCCCTTAACAATGCGTTCTACAATGTCCGGCGTCAGTTCAGACATCCGTTACCCCCGAAATATCGAGTCTTTCGCCCGGGGCGAGGTTGGGCCGCACGCGTTTTGCAGGAATATCCACTGCTTCCCCCTCAATTACCCGTGTCAAGCGCTCCCGCAGTAGCTGTTCCAACTCTTCAGTTGGTTTATGGCGCATCGTAATTTCAGTTTTGTCGGTAAACAGGCCAACATCACTGATTTTGCCCAGTAATTCCAGCGATTTTATGCGGATTTTGGCATCAGGGTGCTGGGTTTCCATCAAAAGCTTGTTTGTGACGTAGGTTCGCAGTTGGCCAGCCGATTGCACGACCACTTTGTCGTACTCGTTAAGCATTCCTGCCAAGTGGGCCACTACACCGGGGCTGGAAAGGTCCGCATCCGAGGCAAGTTGATTGCCTGAGAAGATGTTTTGAGACAGTTTGCGCTCGTCGTCCGTAATCTCGTTGGGGTTCGGCAACGCATTTAGGTCAATGAGAGACACAATGGCCGAGGCCAAGCGGTCTTCAAGGGAAACAAACGTAGGTGTGTACGTTGCAAGGGGGATATCAAAATCAATTGACAGTGGGTACATGGCGGAATAGCAGCCTTGTGGAGTTATAAGAATTGTATAGCAAAAAATTTTGCATGTGTTTTATTTTTTGACGGGGGGGGCCTTTGCTATATAGACTTCCAAACTTTACGCGCTCTAATTTTTTTTATGTAGTTTGGGCTAGTTTTATACTGCATCGCTGCTTCCCGCCTTGAGGTGGCGGCGGCCCGAATAGTTACAACATCCTGCGCAGTTAATATAGTCATACTACGGTTAACCACTTGCTCGTGTGGGGTAGCCCAACGGCAATTGTCTGGAGCGTAACCTTTTGCATTATCAATACGGTCAATGGATTTTCCGCGTGGGCGGGGCCCCATATCCTCAAAAAAACATGTCCACCCGTTGCGAATTCCATCCCCGGTCAACCATCGAGGGCACACTGTAATCCCTTTTCCCCCGTAGGCCGCGTATGCCGTCAGATTAGGGTTAGTACACCGTTGAAGCATGCTCATATATGAACTTTTTGTGTATACCCTATCCTCTTCCTGTGCAATGCACTGTAAAGCTTGCACGCGTTCTGCCGCTAAACATCCGCAAGATTTAATCTTGCCCTGCTTAAGTTTGTCTTCCCGCACTACGGCTTGGCTCCCGCATATACATTGGCATTCCCAGTACTTGTTATAAGACTTGTCTTTGTGGTGCAGGCTTAGCACTAGTAAACGAGAAAAAGTTTTTTGTTCCATACTAACTCCTTTACCACCAGTATACCATAGAGGGGGGATATGTATAGATTTTTTGATTTTCTATACACGTTGTTTGGGATATGTATAGTTGGCTTATAAACGTGGGGATTTGGTGTTCGTGGATGTTCCGCTCAGCGTAGCGGCAGGCGGGACTCCTAGAGCCCATAAGGGGTGATGGGGGTACGGTGGGTCACGGCCATGCCGTCAAAACACTCTAATGTTAGTTAACGATAGGTGTTGACAAGGAAAGGAAACCTATATACAATTCAGTCATCGGTTCAAATGATGTTCTATTCATACCGATAATTTGAAAGGGTCTTATGACCACCGTTACCATTCTCTCTTTCGATAAACCCGCATCGGCTATTGTGGGAGCATATAAAGCCTTCGATGCCGCATCAGGCAAATTGAGTGCTGTAGTCAACCGCGAATTGTCAACCTTTGTTGATGCATGGTCTATTGCAAACGATCGCGGGGAGGCATCGTGCAAAGCCTTACAAAAGGCTATTGTCGACTGCGATACCGTTACTAATGCGGTGCTGAATATGCACTTAGAACGTAAAACCATGGTGGAGTATGCCCAAAGTGCTGCACGCGCCCTTCACTTTGGTATTGAATTCGCGCCTTCCCTTAAAGGGAATGACGCCTATAAACTGCCATGGTCAAAAAAGAGTACCAGTAAAATCAAGCCCTCAGGAACGGTTACAAGCACTTCACGCGAAGACCTTGATAAGACAATTAGCAAAGCCCTTGCACAAGCCCGTCTACTAGGCTTGACTGAATTTGCCGCTACTGTACTTGACGTTTGTATAGAACGGTTAGAAGGTTTCACTGAAACAGTGTTGACGAAAAAGTAATAACCCAAGCCCCCCATATGGGGGGCTCTTTAAACCTAAGGATATATATGTACTTTGTACTAACAGCAATAATTGATATTGATACCGATAATGGTGTGGTATCGCATGATAGGGGAACAATTTTAACTGAAGGTCAAATGGATAAACTGCGCCATGCTGAGGAAAACATTTTTGTGGAGTGCATAGCGTGCTTCAACTTTAATGTTGCACTGGCATTGTCCGAAGACTTGCACGATAACCTTTATATCTAAGTTTAGATACCCATCGCCCGGCTTGCCGGGTTTTTTTTCGTCCCGACTTTTCAGGTATTGATACCTACCGTACGTCCGTTGGACGCTTCGTCATAGTAGGTCGACCGTGTGTGAGAGAGTGAGAGAGGGCGCGGGTGCGGGCAGGCGAGGGAGAGTGAGGCAGACTGAGAACTAAAGCAGCAGGAATCTAATATTAGACGATGTAACGCACGTAACAGCATGTAACAAAACGCACTGTTACGTCCCTTTTGAAAACTAAGGGCCACAAATCATGCAATTAGCAAGCACTTCTAAGAGAGAGAGAGAGAGATAATATAATAATTTATGTTTAATGTAACACGTAACAGGCTCTACCGAATCATATAGCGGTCAAACGCTTTTGGTCTGCCCTCCCTCCCCCGTCTAATATTAGATAGTAATTGGGGGGAGGGGGGGAAATTGATTTCTAGTTTCTGGCGGCCTTAATTTTGGGAATCCCCTGTTACTTGGTTACATGCCCTTTTTGAAACCCCAAAACGGCGTGGTTGCTGGGTTCTTCATGTTGCAGCCCTAAGTTACATGCTCAACACTCTCGTTACATGCGTTACATCAACCCCTATTTTCGTCTAATATTAGACGAATCCCCCCACTTAGTATCATTTCCATGTATACTACATCCTTCTCAACCCTCAGCATAGGCACAACTATGACCACACCTCTAACACTAAACCTTCCCGATTCGTTCGCCCAAGCCCTTGCCGCCAAGCACCCCTCGGGCCTTGAAGCTGCCGCTGCCGTTGCTCTGAAAGCATACGTAACAGGTGGACGTCCTATTATCAACAAGGAACGCGATGTAAAGATCATCCGTCTAATATTAGATGGCCAGCGCCGTGCTGACATTGCACGGGAATTTAACCTATCCATTGTGCGTATCAACCAGATCGCTGCCGAACACAACCTAACTATCCCACGCCGCCAAGGAGCTACATCATGAGCCTGACCCACAAAGAAGCCACTGCTGCCTACAACGCTGCTCAAGCAGAACTCGCAC